ACACAAGAAAAAGCGTTAAAAATGGCTATGGACTTGCTTGATGAGGGTAAAGAGGAAGTGACCATTGTTAATATGGAAAGTTATATTAAAGAAAGGGAAAGTGATGAAGACTGATTTAGATAAAGCAAAGCATTTCTTTAGATACAATTATTATCAATGGGAAACACCTAGAACTTTGAGAGAGGCTATGCGTTATTCATTGGTGAAAGCTTGGAGAAAGCAAAATTCTGATGTTAAACAAACCGAGGGGGCAGTATGAACAGAGAAGAAATGATTGAAAAGCTTGTTAATGACGATATCTCTACTATACAGAGTGCAATGTATGTAGATGATACCGAATATTTATGTAATATACTTAAGTATGGTATAGGTTATGATAATCAGAACATTGAGGATATTAAATTAGAATTTGAAAGTAGAACATGGGAGGACGAGGAACTATGAACATTTTTGAGGAAATAGAAAGAAATACAAGAATGACATATCAACACAGAAAGGAATTGTCTCAACGAGGCAATGATATTTTGCAAGGTGTGTTATGTGCTATGCAGTTAGCTGAGGAAATAGAGGGTGTTGAGGGTCAAGACTATATAAACCTTATGGGTGAAATAGGCAAAGAGGCTTCTCAACGCATTGTGAACTTTATATCATGGCATGATGAGCATTTAAGACAACAAGACGAGGAGAATGATCGTGCAAATTAAACCTTATTTGTTAGCAGAAATGGCTTTAGAAGTGGCAAGATTTACACCCGATGACGATAAGTCTCAATCAACAAGACCTAGAGCAGAATGGCGATGGAGTGTTGTAGATAAGGCTATGGAGATTATTTCAGAGTGTGGTGTTGATGGTGACTCGGAGGATTTAGACGAGATCGTTCATAATTATTTGTGTGCAGAAGAGGGGTTTGGTGAATAATGGGTAGATACTATCAAGGTGATATAGAGGGTAAGTTTTGGTTTGGTGTTCAAGCTAGTGATGATGCAGAGTTTTTTGGTGCGAAAGCATACGAGCCTAGTAGTATTGATTACCATGTAGATGACATTGAAGAAGTAGATAAGGGGCTTGATATGTGTATTTTAAACCTAGGTGCGAACAAGGAAAGGCTAGATAAATTCTTTGACTCACTAACGCATGGATACAATGATGAGATGCTCATTAAGCATTATAAAGATAAGCATAAACTTACCATTGACGAAGATTTTGTCATGAAGATGCTTACATGGTATGCTAGGCTTGATTTAGGTGAGAAAATTAAAAAGTGTATGGTAGAAAAGGGTCATTGTGAATTTAACGCAGAACTATAAGTGATACCCGATAGCATTCTTTGGAGTGCTATCTGATTATCATTTGATAATCTTAACTTGAGGAGTTAATGATGAAGAAGTATGAAGTAAGAATACCAAGATCGGTAAGAATGATTGAATGGGAAACTATTGTTGTCATGGGTAAAGATGAGGTTGATGCTATTGATAATGCTTTACGCTATGAGAATGTAGTTGGTGGCTCTCAATGGGAAGAAGAAGATCACGAAACCATTGAGCGTTTTGATGATGAGATTGAAATAAGGGAGATTGAAAATGGGTTATAGAAGCCAAGTAAAAAGTGTTGTGTATCAAACAAACGATAAGTTTGTGAAGTTTGTAAACGATTATGTAGATGAGATTGAATATCTTACACAAGAGTTTAGTATTCGTTATGCCACTAAGGGAGATTACAAAGTTTTGTATATAGACTTTGATGAGATCAAGTGGTATGACTCATTCCCCGAAGTGATAGCATGGAAAAAGTTTTTATCTGATGCTGAGGCAGAGGGTATGCACTATGAGTTTGTAAGGTTGGGCGAGGACGACTCTGATGTGGAGATAGACTATGGCACTAATGATAGTGGAAACTACATATTAGAGTTAGAGAGACATATTAAAACAAGTTGTTTTCTTAAATTAGACTAAGGAGAGAGAAATGTTCGGATTACAATATAAGAACTATTTAATCAATAATAGTTATAGTTTTACGGGTAAGACCATGTATTACCATGTATGGAAGTTATACGAGGGCGAGATGATTGATCTATGGGGTGATAAATTTAGATCAGTTAGACAAGCAAAACAATTTATAGATAACGAGGGAGAAAGCAATGAAACGATTTAGTATAACCATACCCGAAAAAAGAGAAGAGGTTGTAATGGTTAATTGGGAGATTGAAGCTGAAAGTGAAGAGGCTATTAAAGAAATGTTTGAAGAGGGAACATTTTTTGAGAATGCTGAATACATTGAAACCAATGATAGTCGTTGGGGCTTTGAAGTAATAGATCAATACATTGATCAAGCTGAGATTGAGGAGATAGGCGATGAGTAATTTATATGGTGAAGAATACGCAAAAGTCGTATGGAGGGCAGAAGATGTGCAATCTATCAATGGTGCGTGGTCATTAGAAAGATGTGAAGAATGGCTACAAGACAATGAAAGGCATATCTCTGATAGATTAATTGAGTTAGGTTGGGAGGTTATTGATGTTTTATTAAGGGAGGCAAGTGATGACTAATATCTATGTCAATGAAGAAACTGGTAAGAAAATTAGGGTTTATCAACGCAAAATAGTTCATGTATATGACCATGAAGACACGAGAGATTTACTTGACTTTAGAGATACAGAAGAGGGTGTTGCTCAATGGTGTTATGAGAATGCAGATGATTTTGATGATAACTTTGATGCTATTGAAGAGGCTTACAATAAGGAAAGATGGAGTGATGTTATTGAATTAACTAATTGTAGGCATTGCAATTATGAGTATGAGGAAGAGTGGGTTGTTGAACATATAGAGGAGAAAGAATAATGGCTTACGAAGTGCAAGAGAATTGTTTGTTTGGTGGTTGGACTAATACATGGTCATATGAAGATGACAATGGGGTGACCATACCGACTATATTTGATACAAGGGAAGATGCAGAGGCAGAGTTAGATTGGTTCTTTCAAGAGATGCAAGAGGCTTTTGAGAGTGGCAATATGACAGATGTTCCCGATCACTACGATTTTAGAATAGTAGAAATCACACCAAAGGAAGATAACGACTTCTATCATGTTCAAGCTGAACACGAGTCAATGCTCATAGATAAAGAGCTTGAAGCGTGGGTCAGAACACTATAAATTAAGCAAAATACTACCATTATACCATAGATAAAAACCCTTGTAAGCTATGTGGCACAAGGGTTTCGTGGCATTATGGTCGTTCCTAAACAACAAGGAGACTATATGTTAGGATTAGATTTGGCTAGCACTTGCCTAGCCTATGTATTATTTGGAGAGGCGGGAAACAATTTCCACAATCAAGCAGCGGTATATAATGTGGTTATGAATAGGGCAAAAACAATAGAAAAGGTATGCGATGTGGTTTACGAACCAAAACAATTTGAGTATATTAGCCTCATGCAAAAAGGACAGATGCGTGAACCTAGTAGAAAAGAATTGCTAGAAAATAAATTGCTAGCCTTAAAATTTCTTACTAAACAAAAGGGTTATACTTACAATCCAGTTGGTCGGGCTAAGTTCTTCCATGACTCAAGGATACACCCCACAAGAAATGTGTTTAATAAACCTTTGTTAGCACAAGTCAATAATCTTTATTTCTATTAAAGACCATATAAGGCTTTCTTTAATTCTTGGGAAGCCTTAAAATCTCCATTAAGAATATGAAAATCATTGAAATCTTGCCCGATTGTATCGGACATCCAATAACGCTTGCCTATGTTAATAGCGGTTTTTTCGCCAATTCCGTTGGTATCATTGTCAGCGATGACGAGTCCACCCTTAATGCTCCCCGCTATCAGCTTCATATTGGATGCACTGAAACAAACATAAATACAATACTTGATATTGCTAGCTTTCAAGACTTGCCTTACGGAGAGAGCGGTCGCATAACCCTCGCAGAAAAAGGGCATGCCTTTTGCGTCAAAGGTAAAGACTGCGTTCTTAGTCGTTTGACCATAGAGGAACTTCTTATCCCCATTGCTTTGGATGAGTTGGCAACCAACCAATCTTCTGTCAATAGACATTGGGATGACAAGTAAAGGTTCTCCGTCTTTCATCCATACATTACCTGTCTCATTAGGAAAACCCTTGCTAGTGAGATAGGGGTGTGTGTCTAGTTTAGTTTGTTTCATGATCCATCCCGCCTTGGAAGATGCTTTATCCTTTTTAACATTGTTCTCTATGTCAGTAAGTGCATTCCATAACTTATTTATATCATTCTTAGGCTTCTCTTTAATAGCGTTGATACCTTGGGCAAACCATACTGCTGGCTTATCCATGGTGGCAAAGTTCATAACAAACCCTACATCACCTAGAAACTTGTAAGAGCCATTAGTCTTCTTAGGTTTGTCTTCTGTGGGAACTCGTATAGATCTGTTCATGACTACATTATTGATAATGAGTCCGTGTATCCTAGCAAAGTCTTCAAAGTTCATTTGATCTCCATAAACTTGAGTAATTTAGTAGGACATACATAAAAGTCTTGTGTAAGGTTTTCGTATCTCTTATCTTTATAAGTCTTTACAGACCAATCCTTTATAGTGTCAGCTTTTAATACTGCTAGATGTGTTCTTGCCTTATTGAGATATACATACATGTATGGTTTGGGGTTTGCAATGTCGTATGAGTGCTTGGCACAGACCATGAACTGCTCTTTAAAAGGCCAATCTTCAGCACTTGTGAACTCAGCACCTAGCCCTTTGACTTCTACCCTTTGACTTAAGTATAAATCTCCAGAGTCTATATGATCTCTCCATTCCTTATGACTCTTAGCTTTGCTTGTTGTATTTACTTGAACGATACTACCATGCTTAACAAACCACCTAGCTACTTGCCATACTGCATCATGGCTCTGATCTAAATGGTTCATGAACTTATTGAAATCACTCACGCTACTCTCCTATTACGATTAGATTTACTATATGCTATGTTTCTATGCTTCACCCAATTCAATGTCTTAATACTAGGTTCTTTTGGCATAGCACTTAGCTTCCTCGGCCATACTCCAAACTTTTCCCTATACTTATGACTTGCCCAATTAACACTATACTTCTTACTATTGGCTATATATACAAGTTCTGAATAGAATGCTTGTCGCTCTTCATATGCTTGCCTACCATTCATACCAATCTCGTGCATCTCACCCGCTAACGCAGCGAATTGAGGGCGCTTTCTAATGTATCCACACTCGCCACATTCCTCAGCTTTATGCACCCATAAGGCTTCACATGACGGACACTTAGATTCTGTTTTAATTCGTTCAGTAGGTTCTTTCTTGGTCTTCTCTATGGTTTCTTCGTTAAGTTTACTAACACCTACTTGATATACTTCCTCCCAATCATCACGGAAACGGATGTAATTGCCCGAATGATCTAACCATAGGGCAAATTCTTTTGAGTGGTGTGGTCTCATGACCCTACCTAATTGTTGAATATGGGAACTTAATGACTTGCTGAAAGGTCTAGCTGATACTCCTATCTTAACATCTGGGACATCAAACCCTCGTGTTAATATGTCGGTAGCTATAAGACCATGGATGGTTGAGTCTGGCTTACTAAATTCTTCAATAGCCTCTTTCTTGAAGTCGCTTGTTTCCTTATAAGATACAGATACAAAGTTGTATCCTTTCTCGGCAAACTGCTTTACTAAGTCTTGACCATGGGCGACTCCCGCACAGAAGACAATAGTCTTTTCTGGCTTGCCGAATATCTCATGAGTTTTCTTAATCCATTCTTGAACGATGTCTCCAGTTAATTTCATGCCACGCTCTGTCACTACATCGGAAGACCATTCACCCGCTATCTTTTTAGCCCCTGTCATGTCTATCTCTTTAGCTATATAGACTTTGATTGGTGCTAGCCACTTGTTAATAACTAATTGCTCTGTCGTTGAACCACATACTACATTGGTGTATATGTTCCCTAATCCTTTGGTAAATGGTGTGGCGGTTAAACCTACTACCTTAAGCTTGGGATTGTTCTTAATTAAATCTGTAATTTGTTTTCTTGCTATGTGACATTCATCTACGATAAGTAAATCAATGTTTGGGAAGTCTTGCCTACGCTCTAATGTTTGTGATGAGCATACTTGAATACGCTCTGATGTATTATACTTCCAATGATTTGCTTGGTGAACTCCGTGATGGATATTGTATTTATCAAGCCTACCACTTGTTTGATCTACTAATACAATACGATCTAAAATCATTGCTGATCTGAATTCTTTGTTTGCTGATGCTTGCATAAGGTAGATTGCTACCTCAGTCTTACCGAACCCAGTTGGTGCATATAACAACTGACATCTATTACCCTCTTTAAAACCTTGTCTCAGCTTATCAATAACAGATAGCTGATGCTCACGCAACTCTAACATACTTCTCCTTAATATCCAGACAACCCTCTGGCTTGGGTAACTAAACTTGTAGTTTTCTTTTTAATGAACTGATAGTCTTAAGTAGTTCAGCATTTCTATTCTGAAACATATCACGACTATCTCTTAGTGCTTGATTATCTATTTCTAGTATATCTATCTTTACATCTTTTTCTTTGAGTATGGATATTACATAGTCTTGTTCAAACTCTGTGGCATCCCATGCTTTTGCTGCTATGATATCGTTAGCTTTACGCAACTCTTCTGACACCTCATATAGCGTATCAGAGAGTTCACGAATTTTGGACTCTAATTCTTGTATATCTTCTGGCACTTTAATTTCCTCATTTATAATTCTATTCCAAACCTATCATTAGATAAATAGGTATGGATTAAATTTTCCCCTTGACTTCTTCTATTCTTTTTCCAATCCAACGCATACAAGGGACTGCCATAGAATTACCAATAGCTTTATATCTAGGGCCATCGGGAGTATCTTTGTCTTTCAGTCTTATGTCTGTATAGTTATCTGGAAAGCCTTGGAGTCTTTCACATTCAATAGGAGTTAATCTTCTAACTGCCATAGGTTGAGCAATGAAAGTTTGTGCATGATGAGATTGCACTGAGGGTCTTAAAGCTTGTAGTGCGGGTGTGACTTTAAGTGGTGTTGCATTAAATGTATTAGCCTTTGCATCTTCACGGATTGAATACGCACTAACTAATGGAACATTACCGCCTCCCGTTCCCCATCGTGAAGTAACGGTCTGACATACATCTCCCATTTCTTTTACACGACTATCTGCGGGATGTGTTTCATAAACGATAGGTTCTAGTATTAAACCTCTACCATCTTTTAAATCTTGATTGCCTATACCTTTGTAGTCTCTTGCTAAAAGTGTGCCAATGGTATTATTTCCATCGGGGGATCTAGCTTGACTCCGTTCTCCAACGCTTGTTTTAATTGTGGAGGAAGCTCTTTGTTTCGGACTTGCGCTCTTCTCAATATTCCATGGCAAGCTTTCCCGCTCAAAAAGAACCTCTGCGGTAGGTCTCCAGTCTCCAAGATGTCCAACAACGAAGACTCTTCTGCGTCTTTGTGGAACTCCGAAGTATTTAGCGTCAAGCACCCGATAGCTGAACCCATACCCGCATTCTGCCACCGCTCCGAGAAAGGAACCAAAGTCCCGTCCACCGTTGGAACTGAGGACACCTGGGACATTTTCCCATATGAACCACTTGGGTCTAAAGTGGTCAAGAAGTCCCACATAGGTGAGGGCAAGGTTGCCTCTTGGGTCTTCAAGTCCTTTTCTGAGTCCAGCGACTGAGAATGATTGACATGGTGTTCCTCCAACAATAAGTTCAACTGATTCAAGATTCCACTCCTTATATTTAGTCATGTCACCATAGTTAGTGACATCTGGATAGTGGTGACTCAATACCGCAGATGGAAATTTCTCTATTTCTGAGAAGCCTAATGGTTGCCAACCTAAATCATGCCATGCAACCGTGGCTGCTTCTATGCCACTACATACTGATAGATACCTCATTGTTCTTTCCCTCGTTATTTTTGATTTTCCCTTTATTTCTACATGAATTAGCTCTGCTTGATATATCGTTAGGAACTTTGATTGCCTTTGCGTTCTTTAACTTATAAAACATATGCTTTGATATACCAAAATGATCTAATACATCTTTACGGAATAAGGGCTTTTTTTCAGTAAAAAAGTTATTTACTTTAGTTGCAAGCTCTAGTTCCTCTTTAGATAAGTTATGTGTATTTGTATTAGAATACTGACCTTCCACATAATTTATTAAGTTCATCATACCGTTACCCCTTTCTTTAACTACCTTAAAACTTATTACCTACTTCCTCAAATATCTTTTCAAATGATGCTGGTTTAAAGTCTTGCTTATTAAATTCAAACATAGTCTTTTTTCCATTAGCGTGCTTAATATACCCTTTAACTAAAACATTTTCAACTATAATCGTTTTCTTTGTGTCTACCATAATTATTCGCCTACGGTTCTGTATGTTACACCAAGGTAAATATTTCTTATGTTGGCTTTAGGGATATTGTATAACTTAGCTACTTTTGGAATTGGCATAGTCTTCAATGCCTTCTTGATTGCTATAACTTGATCTGTTGTTAAATACTTTGTGTGATAAACCTCACTCATTAGTATGGTGCCTCCTCGTAATCATTTGTGTTGAATGGTTTAACTTTCTCTTTCGGTAACTCTACCACATTTAAATCTGGATGTGAATCTTTGTACCATTTTGCTTCTCTCTTTGACCAGCGATACTTTCTTATAATATCACCGTCATCTACTACTGCGTGTGTAAACTCCATTATGTTCCTTTATAGTTCTTATAGTCCTTCCAAGTGCTACCAATAAGTTTTTGGATAGTAGCATACTTTATTGGATCTAATGTGTCTGGTTCTGTTTGGTATAACAAAATATCTTGTTTAATCTTAATAGTCAAGAATTCATCTTCTTTTCTTTTTTCAAAGCTCATCTTGCCCTCATCAAAAAATTTTAAGTATAGCTCCGCCAAGGGTGAGAAGTTCCTCACCTGACCCATATCATTGATAGATAGCTGTAATGATACTAGTCCTACACGAAGTTAATGTTCAATCGTTATGATGTTGGCAAGTCACCCCTGTTCATCATAACTTGTGTGATACCCATTTAAGTTCACGAGGCTCGCTTGCGGGTGTGTGCAAGGCCTATGTATTATCCACGCAGCCCATTTAGGCTCAGTAATATCGTTTGGAGTACGGAAAATAGGGAAGTAGAAAGATACTGACGTAGAAATACATCAATATTTTTTCCAATTCGCTACTCTCATTTATAAATATACGCTTGTTTTTGAATTTATGCAAGAGGTAAAAGAAAAAACCCCTAGATGATCAGTCTAAGGGTTTTTAAGGTGCGAGGGACACCGAGGGTTTTACCATTATCAGAGAGAGCGAGAATGGAAAAGCGTGAGGAAAGGGACTCACAAGAGAAACTATAGCAAACCAGGGTATCTGTGTCAAGCTTTTTCAACGGAATATTAAATTATTATTCCGTGGTAATCCCGCTAGCTGGTTAACGGGAGGCAACATGTGTTAAGTGTTTCATTCAAAAGGCATTTGTCTGTATTTTGAGTGAAAACAATTTTTACAGGCAAAATTAGGCAGTATTCATGGTTTTACTGAGTATTTTGTATAGCAAAAAGCGCATAATATTCAATACAAACTAGCTAGTATGGATTAAATTACATACAAAGATGTTTGTGTAGCAAAATGTGTAATATATTACACACAAATGTACTAATATTTAGAACAATTGATCTACTAAGGAGAACAATATGTGGACAAAACCAGCAGCAACAGAAATGAGATTTGGCTTTGAAGTAACTATGTACGTAATGAACAAATAATGGTCATCGTAACAGATTGTTATTAGTACAAGGGGCTTCGGCCCCTTTTACATATAGGGAATATATTGATAAGCAAGAATTATGCCATTGATTAAATTTCCAAGTGCATAGACGATTGCTAATACAACTATACCATCTGTGATTGCCTGTAATTTTCCCATGCTTTTTTCTTCTTGATTTTTTGAACGATTTGGTACTTAGTCTCGTTATTGTATTGAGACCAATTCTTGATATCTCTTTTAGACCTACCACAACCACTGCATATACCGTTATCTAGTTTGCATATTTGAATGCAAGGACTAGGCACATCATTCTTCATAGTGGTCTACTGGTAAATACTTTACATCGTAACGAACATCATTAATGTTGTCTGAATCAGAATCGTAATATACATCGCTGCGTAATGACTCTGATTTCTTTTTCTTAAAGATGCGGTCATATGACTCATCGTATAAGTTTCTATCTGTAGGTCGTTGTTTTGACCCCTTACCTGCTTCACTTGCCATACTATTTCCTTACACATAAAATGACCGGAGTAATTCCTGGTCTGCTAAACTTGTCATACTTTTCTATAATAGCTGTTTTTGCATTCTCACAAGTTAATTGAGATTCAAATGGTACGCTATATGTTTCAACGCTTACACTACCAAACATAATTACAATCATGATGTAACTCATACAAGCTTACCCGTCCATTTACCATTTTCATTTAATACCATTGGCATAAGTTTTGGCTGTCCATCTATGATCATGCCACAACCTATAATAAACCTAGTCTTAAAGTTCTTGGCGTATTGGAATGCCATTGACTTCTGGTTGATTAAGCACCCAACTTGCATGCCCCAGACTAATGCATCTGGATTTGAATAGTAACCGATACTAAACTTGGTATGGTAGTGGCCCTGCACGGTATGCATCCCGTACTGCATGGCTACTTTAAGAACATCAGCAGATAAACCATGCGTAAAGAAACAACGACTGTTATCAGATAATGTAATTGTATGGTCTTCTACCCATTGCCATCCATTACCAACGCCTAAATAGTCATTATAGTTCTTTAGATAGCCTTTGGGAACACCATGTTTCAATGCTCGTCTAAATAACATAGATGAGTGATTAGAGTGAACTATGGTCATCTTTGGAAATATCTTTTCAAGTTCCTGAATGTATGCTATAGATGCTGCAAGCTCATGGCCAGCAGAGTAAAGGTCTGGATCAGAGTCATGCATTGACATAGCATGCATATCTAACTCGTCACCAATATTAACAATACAATCTGGCTTGTATTTCTTCTTTAGTGCGGTTAAAAATCTAAATGCGTCTTGGTGGTGATATGGTATATGTAAATCTGATATTACTAATACTGATTTATATTTCATTTTTTCCCTTTCGTTAAATTACATTTCTCTTCTATCATAGCCCATTACTGCATTGAATTTACTCATGAATTTCCTAAAAGTCTTATCGTGGTGATCATAATTGCTTTTGCCATCTAAGTAAAGCTTTAAATGCACCATCTCATGAGCAAGCGTTCTTACTAAATTATTAAATGTTTCCTGATGGTATGTGCTTAAATGAATTTTAAGTGGCTCTACATTCATAGATCCCATAACTTCTGGATCGTCATCTACTTGAAATATGACTTTATGCGCTGGAGGGAGGCCCCAGTCCATCATTGGAGGCATGCTGCGTAAGTATTTGTATGTTTCTTTTACGGTGTATTCGTCAATCAGTTCCATGTTAGAGTCCTGGGTTAGCTTCTGTTAATAATTTACTATCGTAACGTTTAATAGCAATATGCTTTTCAGCTTTATCATCACATCTATACAAAGGTGTAAGGGTGATATTGTGGAGCTTAGATTTTAATTCGTTCTTGAAGGATATTTCAGATGGTTTAAATGGAGAAATGAAACTATTGACAAGTTTGTTCTTGTGATCAAACTCTTCGTAGACCCAGGCGTAAGGTTCTTTAACTGCGTTAATCATCATGCAATCCTTCCATAGCTAACCTACTAACAAAATTACACGAGGCTCTGAAGGCCACAAATATTACTGCAAAAGGAATAAATACAATCCCTAAAAATCCTACTAACAAACCAAATTGTGTTTTCATTTAACCTCCAAATGTTGTTTTTCAAATAACCAACCTATTGTTTTACGATGTGCATCTTCCCACATCTCTATTCTTTCTTCCCTAGTCATCTTGCTTCCTTGATCCAGATTAGCATGACACTTAAAACACATTGCCGCAATTCTATAGTCTGAACTTTTCATGGCGATTGATTTGCCGTCTCTTGATTGATTTGAATGTGCTGCAACAACCGTACCATCTTCAAGGCCACATACTTGGCATGGAGATTCTCTTACTATTTCTAGTAACTTTTTGTTCCTATACAATGCCATGCGCTCTTTCTATGGCTCTAGCGAATGCAGTATAGTTAATAAACTTCTTACCAGAGAATCTTTCAGATTCCCATATAAGAGTAATAGCTTCTTCTGATAAAGGTTTAACTACCTTAGGAAGCTTATCCATATCTTCTGTGGTCAGCTTTTGTTCCATCCATTGTTTATAATTTTCCATCTTCCACCTCCGTAATGCCTTCTAATTTTTGAATATGAGTCAGCATATCACGAATGTCTTGAGTCATAAGATTCATAACTCTATGTTGTTCTGTAATTTTTGTATGTAGCTCAATGAGTAAATCACCCATACGCTTACCCATTTCCTTATCTTTTTTGTATAGCTCTTCAGCTAGCTTGACTAGTTCGTCTAACATATAACTCCTTTTTTGGCATAATCATTTTACTTAAACACACTGAACACTTAAATCTTCTAATGTGTTTATTAGCGGTTGTTACTACTTTGCCCGTTTCGGCTGGTCTAAATTGAAGACATGATGAGCAGTACTTTTTCTCACTCATTTTCTGGTTCTTCTTTTAATAGCTGGAAGACCTACTGTAGCTTCTTCTTCCATCATAGCCTTAGCCATAGCTTTAGCATCACCTGGAATTTTGTTAATTGGTGCGCCACGAATAAGATATCCCATCATGGCCATACCAGCGTATACAGCTTCTAATTGTTCTTTATCTGTCATTTCAATATATTCCAACAGATTTGTAGCTTATTCCAAAACGTTAATTTTTTTGAGTTTGCTACTGTGTAGTCTGCTAATGCTTTCTGAATACCTGCTTGCAATATAACTTCTCTACCCGCTTGGTTCATGTCTAAAGTTAATTTACAGTCTCCATCTTTTGTATCTTTAATACTTACTACTTTGATGTATGGTTTTCTCATTTTGATTTCTCCAATGTTTTAATGTCATCTATGATGGTTGTGCCAATTGTTCTATTGCTAATAGATATAGTCATGGCATCTTCATTGGATGTTACAACCTCAGCCGCATCTTTAAGTCCTTGATTGTATCCGCTATTAAATGATGAGTTATTATCAATAATCATCTGTATTGCATTGCGTATAAGCATGGATTGTTTACGATTTGCGCCTGCAATCTTGAGCTTATCATGTAATTCTTTAGGCAAATAAAAGGATATTGGAACTAAGTTTTCCCTTGCCATAATGTATACTCCCTATAAAGTTTATCTAGCTGAGTCTGTGCTACAGCATTTGTTTTTAGTTGTGATCTTGACTCTAAGTCTAAATAGAATCTTAACCATTGAGTTGCAGTTTCATAATCTTTGGTAGAGATATCACTCCTTGAATAAAGGAACTCCCAAAACTTTGGATCACGGCATAACATACCAGCTATGCGTAAAGCTCTATCACCAGCAAATTCTTCTTGACGATCAATTGGTGCTTCATTGGTGTCTAGTCTTACCATAACTACTTGATATCTAGCCCCAACGAAATCCCGAAGTAAGTCCTCAGGAATGTCGTCAGGATGCATAGACAATGTTAAAACATATCCAGTTTTATCTTGTTTAAGGGCTACCTTAACACCTTCAAACTGTATTGTTTTCATGGTTATTGTTGATCCCATGGATTACCAGCTGTAGCTGGCTTTTCATAAGGCTCTGAAACACCAAGTGAAAGATAATCTTCACCAGTTTTAGTGTTGCGTTTCCAACCCGCTAACTGTAGCTTAATCAAACCTTCTTTATGTTTTGATAATAGGTCAATCAATAAGTTACGATCAACATGAACCAATCCTCTCATATCTGGATGGTTTTCTGCTTTTTTGTCACGATTAATAAAGATTGAACCTGTATTAGGCTTTTGAATATACTCAGCCATTTGCTTTCTCCTCTAGTTTAGTTTTAACTTCCGTAAATTTTGTCATCATCTCTGTAAAGAATATTGGATCTGTAAGCTTCACAGTATCAAACAAGGTCTTGTTCTTTTTAAAGATTAATAAGACATCTTCTGCATCGTTACACATATCTAAAAACATATATGTGGAACCTTTGATTAACTCTAGCCATCCTTGTACATCTTGACCAATCGGATCAGCTGGAGCATCTATTTGCCACTCACCACCTTTACCTACAATGCGTGGACTTTCAACTGTAGGTTCAGCTTTTTTTGAGTCAGATCCTGTGGTGGCATCTAGAGCGTCATGTTCAACAATCTCCATCGCTGCCACCCAAAGATAGCGCCGCAAATAAGTCTGCACCGCCCCCAAATTTTGAATTGCATGACAACCTTTTAACTCAGCCGTAGACATAGGTGAACTAAAGATCACAAAGTTTGGTTGTGTTGCTTCAGTAGCATCTACATCTACGATGGTTAATGTTGCCAATTCTGTACCAAATGATACAGTCCCACATAAGCCTACTTCTGCAAAGATTGTTTGAATCGTTGGCAAGAAGTCTGCTAATTCAAAATACTCGTATCCAGCAAATTTATTTTTACCAGATTTTCTAAGCGGGGCTTGTTGCAACTTAAGCCTAGCTTGTTGTAACTTTTTATATACGTTCATTTCTTTCTTCCTCTTCTGCTGTTAATATTAACTTATCCATATACTGCCTAGCTTTGTATAAGTCTTTGAGTTTGTCTTTCCTTTTCCATCTTGTTACATACTTTACAATATTACCTTCACACCATCCAAGACCATTGGAAATAATATAATCCCATGGCTGAATCTTTTGTGATACATAATGACTTCCGCCCACTTGTATGCTATCTATGTTTGCTACATTAGCATCAAATGTCTTTTCATAATCTTCGTAGGTAAACTCTGAAGACCAGTTATAATGTGTTTCAGCACCTTTACTCATCCTTGTTTCTCCAAATAAGTTTGATATTGTTTACACCATTTATTCACTAAGCAATAATCCTTACACCTAGTTCTATCGCCCTTGCGTTCTTGTATCTCATAACCATCACCAGATTCTTTTTTTGCTACTTCAGCCAATTCTAATGAGTCATGTAAAGACTTGGCTCTTACACCGCCTTGCTTCATAACCGCCCATACAGGTGGCTTTTCCCACATCTCTTGGGGTGTGCAATCTGGAAGTTCAGCTTCAGTCTCCGATGCAAACTCAGCTGCACTATGTTTAGCAATACGACCTTTGATGAAAGCTTCTTGCTCTTCAAATGTCCATAATGGAATATCAACTAATGTTACATTTCTTTGTGGATAGTCTGGCTTGCGCTCAGCTTCACGCTTTGACCAATCTTTTAAGATAGCTACAATTTGTAATGACTTTACTAGTTGCTTCTTATTCTTACTGACCAAGTATCCATAGATATTAAGTTGTTGTTCCCACTCTGGCTTATCATTCATCACAGCCCATACAGATGTAGTCTTATAGTCTTTAATGTTAATACCATCTTTTTCTATATGTTGTAGGTCAATAGCACCAGATACAACCCAACCATCAACTTCCGTAGATAGACGCTGTTCAACGATGTTATGCTCATCTGCACCTTTTTCTAGTACATTATGGACTGCTGAACCAAAAATAGACCATATCATATCTGATACATCTTGTGTAAGTTCATCATCATACTTCTTTAATAGCGTAACTATCTTTGGACTATTAAGTAAACTTGTAGCTGATATGTGTGCCTTACCTTTTGAGTAGCTAGGGTTCTTAGCTATATTGACAAATGGCGCAGGTAAATTAAATTGATTGGTTATCTTCATGCTTCGCAGTTTCCACTAGGACACATAACATTACTTAACATAGCCTCTCCTAATTCATCATAGGCCTTGTCTTTAGCTATTGCATCAGCTGATCTACATACATCATCTAATAAGTTGTATTCATTTTCCATACAACGCATCTTAATCTTCAACCCACGATTACGACCATGATCTGCTAATACAGATGTAATAAATTCTGTTTGCTCAATAGTCTTCTTTTCTAAGTCTATATATTGTGCATCTTCCATTTCTATTTCAGCTAAAACTAAAAATCTTTTCATTTTTTCTTATCCCTCCAGATTTGTTCACACTGTTGTTGCGTGTGAGTTTTTAAACATTCCTTAAAGTCAGCTCTTTCAGCATTCCCCCAAAAGAAACATAACAACTGTATAATAGCGTTTAAGGCATCCATAATGAAATGACATAGTGGCATATAATAAAATACATGTCAATAGGTTGTACCCATATATTTTCATGTGTTATAATAATCGTTATGAGTACAATAAAAATTACATTACCATACCCTCCATCAGTAAATCATTACTGGGGTCAAGTAGGATCTAAGAAGTTTCTTGGAAAGAAGGGAAAAGAGTTTAGAGAAGCAGTGTTTATTGCCGTCTATAACGCACGGCAAGGGGTATTAAACGGACGATTGCATATGGAGGTATACCTGTACCCTCCAGATAAAAGAAAACGGGATGTAGATAACGTTTTAAAGCCCTTGTTGGATGCTATGGAACATGCTGGGTGTTATGAGAATGATTCTCAAATAGATAAGCTTTGTATTACTAGACGGGAAGTTATGCCACAAGGATCTTGCTATGTGGAGATAAAGGTTATTGATTCCTAATTTTTTCTAATTGGTCGTTAAAACGATTCATTAAGATGATCTTCTTGTTATCAAGTCTATCAATCTGTTCTTGCGGACGACCAGCCATTTGGAATTTCTTCTTAGTAGCATTAATGTCATTGATCTTTGCTTCATACTGCTCAGCAAATTTGTATGCTCTAGCTTCTGGATGCTCTTGCATGTATTCACGTTTGGCTACTGGGTCTTTACTTAAGTTCTTTAATGTAAGCTCATGCTCATACATAGCATTAATGTTGTTATAGAATCTTGAGGTAATGACTGGCTTAGAATCTAGCTCGCCTTGGAAGCGACCTAGCACCGGTACTTTGTATGCTGGCACTTCTTCTCCAGTTTGTTTAGCCTCAATATACTTAGCTGTTTTAGCCACGCTACCAACTACTGGGCCAGTGACTGAGGATACTAAGAAGTCTATATCATCTCCAGTAGGGCTCCATGCACCCTTAGCAAAATCAGTCCCACCAGTCATCAAGTTCATTATTCTAGCAAATTCTTTACCAGCCGATGTACCAGTTTCTTTGGTTCTTAAGTATCCTGGCGTAGGTCTTGTGTATGAGTCTTGTCTTGATATATTTTGACCAAATGAATTCTTATTAGTTAATCCAACGCCTATGATAGGTTCTACTGCTGAAGGCACTAATGCGTTTAATGATAAACCTTGATTACCAAATGGGCTAAATGTAGAAAATAATGAATTTGTCCAAGCCATAGCTTTTTTGCCAGCTTTAGCTTTTTGGAAACCATTCTTATCTACATCTAAAGCATATTCAGTAAATATTCTTCCAGTATTAGGTAAAATGTTTAAACCGTATGGCATAGGGATAGTAATATATTTACCATCACCAGTAGGAATAATAAGGTTATGTTCTCTAATATACTCTGGAGGATCATCCTCTTTAAATCCAGCTGCTGCCATCATCATAGCTTGCATAACACCTAAAAGAATGCCACCAGAAATAATTCTTCCACCAGAAGGACCTCTTAAAGTTTCAGCTAATCTTACTGAGCCACGCACAGATGCATTAAAGAATAGGTATAGTGATCTTAAGGCGCCAGTTCTTGAACCTTTTTTGTCAAAGTTAATAGTTAAGTTTTTAGCAACGCTTGCAGATTGTTGTGGTGAATAACCAGCTTCACGCATTTGTTGATATGTAGCTAAGCGAACACCATTTTCAATCATAGATGCAAAGTCGTAAGTCATGCCAATGATGTATCTAAATGCCTTCTTAGAGTTGCCATCTTTAAACTGATTAAGTGTTTGATCTATGTATGACTTGTCTTCACCAGTGTTTAGGATTGCGTATCTGTTTGATGTTTGGAATCCAGCTTCGGTAGCTTCTTTATATATTCTTTGCCATTCTGAGTTAGCACTTCCATCACTAGCTCGTTCTTGTCTTAAAACACCCATAATACCCTTCATTGCTGGGAATATTTTTGCTGATACTTGGAGCTGTTTACCACGCACTGGCGTTGTAGATAAGTTAGCCATACCAAATGGATAGTCTCTGAGGCCGTTGACAATACTGAAGATAGGATTTAATACAGTATATAACTGACCAAAGTAATGATTAACAAATCTGTTAAGTCTTAAGAATGTACCAAGTGTTTGTGAGTCTAAGTTCTTTAATGTCCTAACCATAGTGACCGCATCTGGGTCTTTTTGGTTAAAGAACACATAGCGTTCACGACCATTAATCTTTAATGTAAGAACATTGTCGCCAAATCTAGCGTTACGGCTGATACGAGCATCTACAACTTCTTTGGTATTTGGTATTGGAAGACCTGTAGTTGGGTCAATTACAAAGTCAGATGGTCTTACTTTGCGTAAGTATCTTTCTTTAGGCTCAGCCATGAGGTTATCAGCAATACCTTCTGGGTCTGGGTAACCCATATCTGCAAGCTCTTGTACAAGCTTTTCACGGCTATGGATAGCGTCTGGATTAATTGCCATCCAAAAGTCTGGGTTAGGATTCTCTAATGCAAGTCTATATACAGCCTTACCTACTTCATTATTTTTAGCACGAGCAATAGCTCTTTCTCTTTGATAGAGTATTGCATCAATAGGATTGATAATTGCTTTTTCAGATCCCATAGCTCGTTTAGCAAAGTTACCACGCACATCAACGCCCACCCCAGTTCTTAAACCAGATGGAACGGCTTGTTGTTCTTGCTCACGATTCAATGGAACATAGTCTGGGAATAGTTCTCTCCATAGGTCAATCGTTTCTTGTGTTTCTTGACCAGACTCTACGAGTAGTTCTTGTGTCCTGTCCCTTATTGCATACCACTTATCAGCAATAGACTCTAATACTTTTGTGCGTTCTTGATCTAGGTTATTAAGATAATTATTAGCATCTTCTGTAGTCATGCCAGATGCACGATCTTTTAAATCATAAGGAATAATATTGCCTTGTGCATCAACTCTATGGTTGATATCATTCATTCTCTTATTGTATGCTTCAGCGTGTCTTGCGTGTAGGTATTGTTTGATGTCTTCTAAAGATACATTATTAGCTAACATTTCTTTAAGAATAGGATTAACTTCTTCATTAGCAAAGCGTAGAAGCTGATCTGAAATTCGGCTGTTCTTAAGTTCTTGTTTCTTTTCAGCATCAGACATATCACTAATAGAGTTGCCTACGGCTTTAATAGCCTTTTGAACTTTAGTAATAGTTACATGTTCATCAGCCCACTCTTGAAACCACTTACTTAATGCTGTAGCAATCCTACCACGCTCTGGTATTTCCCATTTGCGAATATCTACTGGATCACCACGATAATTAAATATTTGTCTTGTTTGTTGTTCGTCTTGAGCTTCTCCCTCAGTCATCGGTCTTTCATTTGCCGTAATATATTCACTACGACTGAGGAATGTTCCTCTGTTTCCAGATGCTGATTTAATTTGATTTGAGTCAAACGCAACCCAATGATTGCCTTCACGCATTCCATCATAACCACCAGCTCTAATAACCTCTTGCTCGGCTTTTGGATCCATGGCAGTAAATGGGAGTCTTCCCCTATCTACAAGCTCTTCTACTTTAGATTTAACATATTCTGGATCAGCTTTTCCAGTTCTTAGCATATGCTTTGTAAGTGCTTTTTCATATGCTTTTTCCATACTATAGCTAATGTAGTTTTTACCTTTAGAATTGTATGGGTTTCTAATGCTAAGATACACTGGCATTACATTAGCACCCTCAATCAACTGATTTTTTTCTATAGTTTCATTAACACTATCTAATTTAGTGGTAGCATATTCTGAAGCTTCTTTTGGATCTGGGGTAAAGTAAAATCCTTCAACATTAAGACCTCTGTTTGCTTTAGTAGATGGTTCAAATACATCAAATGATTTTGTTGTTCCATGATACATAATCATTGGAGAGCCATCTTCATTCTTAACTTTAGAACCCATAAACCATTTCTTAAAGTTTACTGATTCAATCTGCTTTTTATTTTCTGTATCAGCATCTAATGGATTACCAGCATCATATCTATATCCTTCTAATGTTTTACCAGTAAATAAGTCACTAGATAAATCCATAACTTCATCAAAGACTGATCTGTCTTTAGCTGTATTAATACCCATTGCCTTCATCATATTGCTTACAATGGTTTTAAGATTATCAAATATAGATGTTGCTTCTGACTTATCAAATACTGGATCAAGACTTTTTAGACGCTTAATAAAATCTACATCACTAAATGCTTCAGCTATAAATTCATCTAAGTTGGTGTTTCCATAATTTTGCCACTTACCCCTAATCTTTTTATCACCTTTTCTTGATGCTTGTAATAATTTATTAAGTTTTTGCACTTTAGGATCATTAGGGTACATTGTAATATAATGATTGGTGGCTGCATGAATGCCTTCATGGATTAATGTAGGCAGATCTGCGTTAGCAAATAATGCTAATATATTTTCTGTGCGCCTATAAAAACCAAGAGTACTGTTATATTTACCACCTACAATATATGGATCCATGAATAAATGAGCTTTCATTACTGGATCAATCTTCATGAGATGCTTAATAATATCTATATACATCTCTATCTGTGGTTTAGATAAGCGAAATAATGCTGGATCTTTACCAGTGTACTCTTCAACCTTTTCTTTATCAGAAATGCTTGTAAATACCATTTCATATTCATTACTAACAATAGCTTTTTCAAGCCTAGCTAATATATCTTTTAATGCACCACCAAGTGTTTCATGTTGATTAATAGATTGCTGGAATGGATTAAGCCCTGGTTTTCTTTTTCTAGTATATTTGTGTGTAAGCTTTCCACGAGATCTATTGATGTGTTCTAAATACTCTTTAGATAATCTTTCATTGTCAGCTTGTTTTTCTTCTTGTGATTTAACACGCTTTAATGTGTATGTAATAGATCCATCTGTGTTAAGACCTCTATTAAAGAATTTATCAAGGTAGCCGACACCTAATCTTGCTTCTATCCCTTTAACGCTTAATCTACTTGATGGATTATGAATGGTAAAGCTTTCAATAGCCCTATGAGCTGTATCGTATGCTAGGTAATCATTGTCCCCTATTTTATTTCCAGATAATGTGTCTGGTCTAAATTCTACAGATACTTGGTTTACATTCTTATTTTTTGGTAGTGTTTTGTTTTTATCTGATGTGACAGGATATTTTGAACTCACCATATTTGTATATGATGTACCGCTCTTATCTCCAAATAAATTGTACAACATCCCCATAACGCCATTTAAGTCTGTTTTGGCATACATAGGCTTATCTGTACTAATTGGGGCAAAACTAAATCCAGCTGCTTGAGCGCCAGAAACTGTTGTTAATGGATGTTCTTTACCATTACTATCTATAACTTGACCTACAGGCTCTATTGGTTTGGGAGTAGTACTTACTGTAGGGGGAGTTTCTTCTTCAACTGGAGGAGTTTCTTCTACTGGTGGCTTTTCTTCTGTAGGGGGAACTTGTGGTTCAGCTGGTTGAGTTTCTACTGGAGGTGCAGGTTCAACTGGTGGTTGGAATATAGGAGGCACTTGAATAGGTTTGCCATCTAGCTCTCCTAATGCACCTTCTACATCTTGTGATCCAGTAACCGTAGGTTTACCAATAGACACACCATAACCTTGCGCTAAACCCCCTGCATTACCAGTATTTGATTTTAAGAAATCATATTCAGCTTGTTCTTGTGGTGTAAGAGGTGTAGCAGGAGTTGTTTCTGTACCAGCAATCTTTGTTTCTAGCTCTTGTAGGCGTGTTGTAGCATGAGTTAGTAATTGTTCTGGAGTCACCACATTTGGTTGTGGTGTTGTCGGGGGCGTAGTTGGTGTGGGTGTTGATGTTGTAGTGGTAGGCGCTGGTTGAGTTGTTGTTGGTTGTTCTGTTTCTGTTGGTGGCTTTTCTCCGCTTACTCCAGTTAATGCATCTTTTAAATCTTTTATAGTTTGAGCTTGTTTAGCTTCTTTAACATTTCCTCTGTATGTAGATACAGCTTCAAATGGAGCACCAGCAATTTCTCCTATTGCTTCTTCAGCAATAGCTCTTGGATTAACTGGTTGTCCGCTAGCTACAGATCCTATGCCTTCACCAGCTCCGCCATAAAATCCTTGTTTACCAATTTCTTTACCCACTTCTTTTGCTGTGTCTTTGGCTATCTTAAACGCTCCCTTACCAGCATTTTCCATAATTTTATCTAAAGCCTTACCAGCCGAGCTAAATGATAACTTGTCAAAAAAACCGATGATAGAAGATTTTGTAGCTGCGCTTGCTGTTGCTTCTTCGTTAGACATGCCCTGCTGTCTTAACTGAACATACTCTTGACCAAACTCCATGAATGCTGAAGTAGTTGCACCAGTATAGGCTGCAGCTGTAGGGCTTCCAGTAGAGAAGTATGCTGCTATTGCTGAGGCTGCCATTACCAATGAAGATGGTAAGCTTTCTAAACCAACATGAGCTACATATTCTGGAAAACGGTCTATATTATTAACAAGCTCTTTACCATATAACTTAGTCTGTTTAAATGTGTCAGCATTTTGATACTCTGGAGTAGCTTCTAATGCATCTAGCTTTTTAGATAACGTAGGAACACTCTTGCTATATTTTTCTTCGGTAGCTTGTATATTTGATAAATTTTGTTCTTTATCATTCAAATGACCTTGAATAGCTAGCTGAGTTTGTTTTATTTGTTTTATTACATTTGGTGGTGCATTCTCAAAATTAGGCCCATACTGTTCTCTTTTAGCCTCTGTAAGCTGAGTGAGTTGAGTGATCATTTGATCATGGTAAGCATTTTTTGCGTTAAGAATACCTGTGGCTGCTGAAGATATATACGGATGTTTGGCTTCCTCATCATACTTACCTATAGCTTCTTGTACTGGTTTAACTAAGTAATCTTTAATAGTATCAGCTATGCCAGTTTCTGGCTTTTCAGCTGCTACACCTTGGAATGTTTGTGGAATTAAGGCTTTTGAATCTAATGCAGATGGAGTAGGGGCGACACTAGGCACTCCTGCTGATGAAGCCGCAGGTTGCGTAGCCTTAATGGTAGGCATAATGTTATTCGTAATAGCATTCTCAATTTCTTGATTTGACATGCTATCTGGAAACGCAACATTACCATACCCTAATATTTCTATGATTGGCATAGTGGGTTTTATTACTTTCTAAATTTACTACTTAATTGGTTGCATCTTTTGTGTATTTGGATCGTATACACCACGAACTGTTGGAGTTGATTTAGAACCTCCTCCAAATATATCATACCAGTGTGACTCTGGTTTTGCTACAGGTGCTGCTACATTAGACCCTGGCGTTGCTTTATAACCAGACTCTACATCATATGTATCTGGTGCGGCATAGGTTGTTAAGTACTTACCTATTGGACTCTTAGATACAGTATTATATGCATGACGATAAGCATCTGCATTTAATTTAAGTGGATCAATTTCAGTCATGTTAGTTGCAGCAATCTTTGTTTGCTCTTTGATGTAGTTATCTCTATTTCTTTCAAATTGATTAATAGCTAGTTGAGCGTTTTTGGTATCTTTATCATTTTGCAAGAATGCATTATTGTATTTAAGTTGATCTGCTCTTAACTTAGCATTTTCTTGGGCTGCATTAGCGCTGATAGCAAGACCAATCATTCTAGCTTGGGCTGCTTCATCTGCTTGTGCTGCAAGTAATTCTGATTTGGTAATATCAGATTGTCTTGTTGCGAGATCTTTTGCTGACTCTGCTTGTGATTTGCCGTATGCTTCACCAGCTTCACCTAATGCTCTAGTAAAGAACGGAGATTTGCTTGCTAATAAAGAACTGCCTAAGCTAAGCCATTTGTTTGACTCTTGTCCTTTTTTAGCTAGTTCCATAGCATCTCTTTGTGCTTGTACATCTTTCATAATAGCATCAGATACACCTGGTCCTTTATTAGATAGTTGGCTAAATAAGAACTTGTCTACGTTAAATGCTTTTTCTTTAGTTCTTGGGTTGATGTCAAAGTATTGGTCTGCTGGATCTTTAGCTTGAGGAACTACACCTTCATCTGCAAATGCAATAATACCACCACCTGCCATTTGAGTCATATTGTCTGTACCAATAGTGTCTAAGCCAGCTCTGTTTTGTGGCATCATAGCCATTTGTTCTGGGCTTGGTGGCATTTGACCTTGTAATGGTTGTGCAAAGATTTGTTTTGATTCTGGATTAGCTTTAATATAGTTTTGTAATCCAAGTTCACCCGTAGCTATAACTTTTTCTAATGGACTAGCTAACGGACTCTTCTCAACTTTTTTAAGTTGATCTTGGCTATAGCGTGACATAGGAATGCCACCAGCGGCTTTGATTACGCCACCATCTTTTTTGCCACCACCAAACATACCGTAAGCTGTTGAAGCCAAACCAGCGGCTTGAGCCAATTGATTTGGAGGAGCTTGGTACATTTGTGTAGAGCTTTGTTGCATTGGTAAGCCACGGAGCATAGAATTGAGAAGACCCAATTGCATGAATGGATATTGCTGAGCTGTTGCGTAATTTTGAACTGCTTGATTGATAATGTTTTGTTGTTGTTGCTGTTGCTGACCACCGTATTGGTTTTGTAAGTTAGCAATACCTTGTTGTGCTGCAAGTTGTTGACCACCAATACCAGCTAATTGACCAGCACCGCCAAGCATGTTTTGATATGCTTGCATTTGACCTTGTTGACCTTGTAGCCCTAAGTTTGCACCAAATTGCTGTGCTTGCTGAGCTGCATCAAAAGCTTTATTGTAACCTTGACCAATGATTTGGTTTTGAGCTAACATTTGATTTTGTCTATTAAGACCAGACATAAGCGCTTCACGGCTACCACCAAAGGCACCAGATTGAGCTGCTTTACTTTGTTGTTGTTGACCAGCAATGTCGTATTGTTGGTTAGCTAATTGAAGCTGTGGGT